AAAAGGTATCAAATCAAGAATATCAGAGAGGGCTAATATTCTAAATCAAGTAAGATCCCAATCTTCCTCCGACGATAATAATAATTCTGTTCTCTACTGGGGATATTGGAAAGCTTCCGGGGATAGTGAACCTTCATCGCCTATAGACATTTCTCCTGAACAAGAAATAGTAAGACCTGTTTTACAAAGACCGATAAATGCTCCTTCTAAATCCCCAGCAAAACCTTCTATTAATTTGCTGAGCCCTGCTTCTAAACCAGATAGTACACTGGGAAATAGCGGATTCAATCAATCTCAGGCGGGAATAAACTTAACTAATTCTATAATATCAGAGATAAAGAATATACTTATCGAAAATTCAAGCACCCTGAACCTAAATACTATAAATACCCAACTGGTAGATTTATATTCCAAATATCCTCAGGTTACAAAAGATAAATTTTTAGGGGATTATGATAAAGCAACAAATGGTGGAATTACAGGGTATACTCCTTCGAATATATCTAACATAAAATCCAAACTTAGTAACCAAATATAATAAATGATTTTAAATCCAAGAGGAAATAGCTTTTATTTTAACTTCCCTAGGGGATTTTTCCCGACGAGGGTTACAGAAAAATATTTACCTTATATAAAAAAACAGCCAATTCCATTTGATACTGTGGATCAGTATATAAATAGTACTATACAGTCGGTTTCTTTTCCTAGTTTAGCCTTGGATTCTGTAGAACAAGTAAGAAAATTAGGAAAGAAAATTGCATATAAAGGATCTAATCCAGTTCAAGATCTATTTAGTAAAGAATTTAGCATCAATATGAAAATGACTGACGGATTTATGAGCTATTGGATAATGCTAGATACCATATTAGATTTTGTAAATTTTTCAAATCCTGATGTCTTCTTGGTGAATCTTCCTATAAGAATAATGGATAGTCAGGGAGGAATAGTAGCTTCTGTTGTTTTTCAAGAAGTTCTTTTTACTTCCTTTGGGGAAATAGAACTTAATTACACTTCAAACAATCCTCAATTTTCTGCATTCTCTGTTGGCTTTAAATGTAATTATCTGGATATAAAAATGGAGATATGACCGAAGAAGAAGAATTAAAATCATTTAAAAGTTTATTGGACATCAGAAAATATCCCTATGAAGAAGAGGGAGAGATTTTAATAATTACTGGGCATTCAAGTGTGGATTTACAAGATATTAATTATATCCCAAAAAATGTTTGTTTCTCTAATAGAGGATTTGTTCATCTGGAAAAATTAATTCTCCCGGAAAACACAGTATTTAGAAATGAGGGAAACATATATTTAAATGATTTAATAGGACTTTCTAAAGGGGTTAGATTTGAAAATTACAATTATTTTCTATATGCTAACGATTTTTTCTTTTTAACAAAAGTAACTATCCCTGAGATTTCTCCTCAAAGGATAATTAATTGCTACATCAAACAAATATACGGATAAAAATATTTTAAAAAAAGATATATAAACTAAAAAATAATAATTATGAGAACTTTTACGGAATTAAAGGAAATTAATGAAATGAAGTACGGTCAATCACTTTATAGTGAAAAAGACCAGATGAAGAATGCTCTGATAGCTGCTTGTGGTAACGATCAAAGAGTATTGAATGATCTAGTAGATTGTCTTTCTGATCAACAAATGAAATCCTGTTTTGATAAACTATCCAAAGAATACGGATATACAGGAAGCGTAGGACAAAGCGAACCAGCTGATTTATAATAATTTTTATGAATTTAGTCGGGATAGATTTCTCGATCAATTCTCCTTCTTTTTGTTGTCTCAAAGACGATAAGTATGTATGGGGATCTTTGACGAGATCGGATAGAACAGAAGAATCTCTTAAAAAGAATTCTAAAAAACCATTCGCAATTCTTAGCGATGTGGAGGATTTAAGATTTATTTTTTTGGATAAAAAAGAACTCCCTTCGGAATATTCCGAAAGGGAAAGAATAAAAATAGAATATTTTTTAGAAATAGTTGATAATCTATGGGATGCAATTTCTAATGAAATGGGAGACGAACCATTTAAAGTAGCTATGGAAGGACTTAGCTTTTCTTCTAATGGTAATTCTCTTGTTGATATAGCAATGGCTACTGCTCTACTAAGAGAAAGAATCATCAATTCTATAGGAGTGGAAAATTTTCATGTTTTTTCTCCCACATCAATTAAAAAGTTTGCGGTAAAAGGAAATGCCAAAAAGGATGAACTTTACCATGCTTTGGTTGATTTAAAAGAGGAGGGAACTAATATGAATGAATTGACCCAGATACTGGAGGAAAATAAGGGAGAATGGATTACCCCGAAGAAAGTAGTTAATAAGCCAGTGGATGATATAGTAGATGCAACTTGGATTCTTTTATTTTTAAAAAATAATTTAAAATGATCGGAAATATTTCTCCGATTTTAGTGTATAATTTGTGTTAATTTAAAATTTAAAAAAAAGTAATTATGGAAAATTTGGACATTTTTAATTTGAGTGCAGATTCTTTAGTAACTAAAGTAAATGCAAAAACAGAAAAGGATTTGGAATTTTATAAGCCTTATCCTGAAAACGGAAAAGATGGAGTTTATAAGTCTTTAATCCGTTTCGTACCTAATCCGGTAGATCCGGCTAAATCTAAAATCCACAAATATTATGTTTATTTGAATGATCCAGTTTCTGGAGAATCATTTCCGGTAGACTGCCCTTCAACTGTGGGTAAAAAATCAATCGTAAAAGATCTTTTCTGGAAACTTAAAAATTCTCACTCTGCAGCAGATCAGGAATTGGCTAAGTCTTTTTCTAGAAAGGAAGATTTTTACTCTTTGATCCAAATCGTTCAGGATAAAAATGCTCCTGAGATGGAAGGAAAAATCATGATTTTTAAGTTTGGTAAAAAACTTAATGATATGATCGAAGCTCAGTTAAAACCTGAGTACGGAGATCCTTCAAATCCTTTTGATCTATTTAATGGTAGAGAATTTGCTATCCAAGTAAGAAAAGTTGGAGAATGGAATAATTATGATCTTTGCTCATTTGTTGGAAACCCATCTCCTATTAAGATCGAAGGAGTTCCCATGCAAAGAAACGAATCAGACATGAAAAAGATCGTAGATTATCTTAACAATGGTCCTAAGAATTTATCTTCTTTTGATTATAAAGATTGGGATGAGGCTACAACACAAAAAGTTATGTCTGTAATTAGAAATTCTGTTCCCGAAGGAAGATTAGTTAATGAAGTTATCGGAGGAGTTGCTTCTTCACCTTCTAATAATTCTTATTCTTCTCCGGTACAATCTTATACTACTGGAAGCGGAACTGCTCCTTCAGTTAATCCAACACAGGCTTCTTCTGAGCAGATCTCAGATTTCAATTCTTTCTATAGCGAAGCATCTAATACGAAATCTTCTTCGGATAACACTTCAGATTCTTCCCCAAGCACAGGAGGAGGTATATCATCATTAGATGATTTATACGCAGATCTATAAGATATAAAAACAAAAATAGAAGGCAGCTTTTTAGCTGCCTTTTTTATCTCAAATAAAAATGGAAGCTTCTAGAATAGAAGAATTGGTTTCTGGTGTTTTAAGGAAAGAATTTTCGGATTCCCCCTTAAAGCAAAGCATATCTAAATCTTTAAACAGATTGAATATATGCTGTCCTTATTGTGGGGATAGTAAAAATCCAAGAAAGAAGAGGGGAAATTTCTATTTAGATACTTTAACATACAAGTGCTATAATGGGGGATGCGGGGTTTTTAAAGATTCTATATCCTTTTTTAAAGATTTTGGTCTATACGGAAATCTTTCAGGCGGGGAAAGAAAAGAGATATCCCAAATACTAGAGGATAATAAAAGTAAAAGGGTTAATTCGTACGGAAAAATAGATTTTTCTTATTTTATAGATAATGATTTTAATTCTGTTCTTATCGATAGAAATGATTTCTGTAATTCCCTAGGTCTTATCGATGTAGATCAATCCAAGATATTGGTGTATGTAAAAAGAAGACACCAAAATCCAGATTCTAAATTTGCTTGGGATCCCAAAAAAGAAAGACTTTTTCTTTTTAATTTAACGTCGGATAATAAGATAATGGGTCTTCAGATTAGAAATATGAATTCAATAAAGGGATCTTCTAAATATTTAACCTATAGACTTAGCGGAATTTATTCTAAACTTCTTGGAATAAATGAAGAATCAGTAATAGAAAAATCCCAAAAGGTTGATCCCGTTTCCCATGTTTTTGGACTTGGGGGATTGGACTTCGGAAAAGAAATTACTATATTTGAAGGGCCTATGGATTCTTGGCTTTGGTCTAATTCAGTTGGTCTTTGTTCTATAGAAAACAGATTTCCTTTTGGAGTTAATAATATAAGGTATTGGTACGATTGGGACAAAGCAGGAATAGATAAATCAATGGAACTTCTAGGAGAAGGGAAAATGGTTTTTAACTGGGGAAAATTTTTGGAAGAGCACGAAATAACAAAAAATAGAAAATGGGATCTTAATGATCTTGTAATCTATTTAAGATCTTCAGGAAAGAAGATAAGAAGATTTGATAATTATTTTACTAAAGATGTATTGGACCTTAGATATTTTGTCAGATAAAGATCCTTCTGTAATAGAGGATAAAACCCATTCTTGGGAGGAAGAACTTAGAGAACAGGATTCTCCTAAATTAAAATTTCCCCTTAAGATAAAAGAAGATCCTTTAAAAGGAGAAACCCTAGAGTTTAAAGACCCTATAATAAAAGATCCTGTTCCTAAGAAGAAAGAAATGTGTAAATCTTTTAAGATAGTGGAATCCGGTAAAAACAAGAAAAACAAGAAAAACTTATTTTAAATGTCAGACGATAAAGTAGATTTTAGAAAAATATTCGAACAGGAAAGATCTGAATGGAGAGAAAAAATCCAAGTAATTTCTCTACAGCTAAAAGATATAAAAACGGTAGCAAATGCCCAGATAGATCTCTTTAGCCAGAGACAAATTCTATTGGAATATAGCTATAAACTTGCTTCTATTATAGCTAGATTAAATTCTAAATATAGGACAGAGAGAAATAAAAAGACCAAAGATTATTCTGAAAATAGTAATTTTAGATACGGAGTAAATGAAATAAAAACTCTTGTAGAAGGGGATCTTTCGGAAATAGTAGAAAAATTAGAATTGGTAGAAGGACATAGAAAATTTATAGATCAGACCGTTCAAACCGTAGATCATATGTTATACGGAATAAGACAGAGAATATCTCTGGAGGAATATTTAAGGGGATCTACAATTAAATAATATATAGAATAAATTGGATTTTTATGTTCATTTATAAAACTACAAACTTAATAAACGGAAAAATTTATATAGGGCAATCTAAATATAATAATCCCGATTATATGGGTAGTGGAATTTTTATAAAACAAGCAGTAGAGAAATACGGAAAAGTAAATTTTTCAAAAGTTATATTGGAAGAATGTGAATCCCAGGAAATTACGAACGAAAAAGAAAAATTTTGGATAAAAGAATTAAATTCCAAAGATAAATCTATAGGATATAATGTTGCTGATGGAGGAAGTTCTTTTATTATGAACAAAGAGATATCCGAAAAAATTTCAAAAACTTTAAAGGGGAAATATACAGGGGAGAATTCTTTTAGATACGGAATAGAAATTACAGAGGATCATAAAAAAATTATATCTTTTCACAACAAAGGAAAAAAACTTACCGAGGAAACTAGAGAAAAAATGTCAAATTCTAAAAAGGGAATTACTTTTTCTGAAGAATCTAGAAAAAAAATGTCGGAATCACATTCTAATAAACCTTTAAAAGAAGAACACAAAAAAAATATATCTAATTCTTTAAGAGGTAGAAAAGTTAAGGAAGAAACTAAAAATATTCTGAGGGATAAGAATATAAATAAAACCCAAAAAAATTCTTTAAAGGTTTTTGCTATTAGGATTTTAGATAATTTCTCAATCGATTTCAATAATTGTTCCGAAGCTTCGAGATATTTTAAATGCACAAGGCAGAGAATAAAAGATAATAAAATAGAAGGGTGGCAACTAAAAACCCAAAAATAAAAAAATTATAATGTTAAAATTTCAAGTTTCAGAAGATGAGCAGTGGATGGTTCTTTTAGAATTCGAAGATGAAGTCGAGAAAAAACAGATAGAAATATCTTTAACTAAAAAGATCCATAATTTCTATTTTCATCCACTCGTTAAAAAAAAATTGTGGACGGGGGATATTTGTTTTATAGAAAAGAAAGGAGGATTTTGGAAAATCCCTATAGGACTTTGGAGAGAAGTTTTACAAATAGGAGAAGAATATTCCATAAAGATAGAGATAACAGGTCTCGATAAAATAATTCTAAAGGATCTAACTTTAGAGGATTTTACTAAATGGGTTAATGATTTCTTCGAAGGTGGAATAGGGGGAAATCCTGATATTATGCCTAGGGATTACCAAATAGAAACGGCATGGAAAATAATTAAATATAGGTACTCTATAAGCGAAGTAGCAACTTCTAGTGGTAAAACCTTAATCTCTTTCATGATACTTGCGTACCTTAAATCTATGGGACTAATACGTAAGTATCTTATGATAGTTCCTACTACGAATTTAGTTTTCCAAGGAAATGATGATTTTATCGATTACGGTTTAGATAAAATAGGATCTAGAATCCAACAGATAGGGGGAGGGAGTAAATTAAGAGGAGATTGCGATGTTATAATAGGAACTTTCCAGTCTTTGGTTAAAAAGGAATCTGATTTTTTTGAAGAGGTAGACGTAGTTTTTATAGATGAAGCCCATTACACTAATTCAAATTCTATAAAGAAAATAGTTTCCAAATGCATGCATGCAAAATGGAGATATGGATTAACCGGAACTTTAACCAAACGAGGAACTGCAGATCATCTTACTATACAGCAATTTCTTGGTCCTTTGATTATGGAGATATCACCAAATTTCTTATTTCAAAATAACTATGCTACTCCGGTTCACGTAAAGGTAGTTATTATGGATTGGCTAGATCCGGAATATAAAGAAAAACTTGCAGAATTAAAACTTAATACTAATAATCTGGAAGGGAATGACGTATATAACCTAGAAAGAAAATTAGTTATAGAAAGTAAAATAAGGCTAAATTACGTAGTTGATTTTATATCCAGAACTTCTAAGAATTCCCTAGTTCTTTTCCAATCAGTAAAAGATGAGTATGGAAAAAATATATGGAATCTCCTGAGGGAAAAGACCTCGGATAAGGAGGTTTTTTATGTTGACGGGGATACTTCAGAATCTCTTAGAGAAGAATATAAATCTAGAATGGCGAAAGGAGAAAATAAAATTCTTGTAGCTACATACGGTACTTTTTCTACCGGGATTTCTATAAATAATCTACATAATATATTTTTAGTGGAATCTTATAAGAGTGAGGTTTTAATAAAACAGAGTCTTGGTAGGGGAATGAGAAAGATGGAGGGAAAAGAAAGTGTAAATATAATAGATTTTGTGGACGATTTTAGTGTCCCCAAATACCAAAATTATCTAATGAAGCATAGTTTGGCTAGAATAGAGATATACAAAAAAGAAAAATTTCCTTACAAGATATTCAAAGTAAAATTATAATTTTTTGAATATATAAAAATAAAATTATGGCAATAGAAATTAACGAAAAAGAACTAAAAGAATTTATAGAAAATTCCAATAAACCCATCGTAATAGATTTTTATGCTACCTGGTGCGGGCCTTGTAAAGTTTCGGAACCTGTATTTAAAGAATTTTCCGATATTAATTCGGATAGATTGGAATTCTATAAAGTAGACGTAGATAAAAATAGAGAAATAAGTATCGAATACGGGATAAAAAGTATTCCTACTTTTATTGTTCTTGAAAATGGAAAAGTAAAAAAGAAAATTGTAGGAGTTGCAACGAGAGAAAAATTGGAGGATCTCATATCTGAATATAAATTAAATTAAATGGAAAAGGGGTATTTGAGATTTCAAGAATTTTTAAAACTTTTCGAAGGAGGAAATGCGATAAAGACCGCGAGAAAGATCAGGGAAGACGAATTTCCAAAAACTTTAGAGAGTATTCAAAATGAATTATTACCTATTTTGGGAATAGATCCACAGAAATTGGGGGATGAGTACATTATAATAGGAAGTATAGGGAAAAAGAAAAACCCTTCTGACGAATCAGGAGATTTAGATCTTGGGTATGATGGAAAGATTTTTTCTTCCAATCAAGGGGTTTCCTATAATGAATGCTCCAAAAAAATTTACGAGATATTATCCTTGAACCTTAAAGAAATTTTAGGATTTGACCCCGAGATAAATTTTCTTAGAGGATTAAATATAGTTAGTATAGGATGGCCAATAGAAGGAGATCCAGAATTAGGAATAGTTCAATTGGATCTAATCCCTTTATCTTCTATGAAATGGGCTAAGTTTATTTATTATTCCCCAGACTACAGATTTGGAGAAAGTAAATATAAATCTGCTCATAGAAATTGGCTTTTATCAGCAATACTATCCGCAAAAAGAAATATTTTAGCTTCTAATGAAGAAGGGGAAGTTTTAGATTACGAATCCCCGGTTATAATACTTAGCGATGGTCTTTATTTAAATACTAAAACCTTCAGAGGGAAACAAAAGGATAGATTAAAAAATCCTAAAAAAATAGAAGGGGGAGAAAAATTCATAACTAACGATCCCCAAGAATTTATCGACTATACTTTGGGAAAAGGTTACACACAAGATCAAATTAAAACTTTTGAATCCCTTTTTAAAATAATAACTTCTAAAGATTTTCCAATGAAGGATCAACTACCCGTAATAAAGGAAAGATTTTTAGAATATATGGAACGTACGGGGCTCCCGGTTCCTACCGAAATAAACTATTTACCATCAAAATAATTTTTTTATCCCATATAAAATCTTATATTTGCTAGAAACGAAATAAAATAAAATGTCAGGAATATCACATCTTTACGATTTATACAACAAAAAAGGACAGGATTTCATAGAGAAATTATTTAATACCTATGTAACTGTAAATGAGAAAATGGATGGATCTGCTTTTATTTTCGAAAGAGATTTACAAACAGGAAAATTTAAATTTTATAAAAGGGATCAAAGAAATCCTATAACTATGGTGGATAGAACTTTAATGAAATACTACGAAGCCCCAATACAGTATATAGAATCTTTACCTCCCCATATTTTAAATAAAATTCCAAGAGGATGGAAATTTGGTCTAGAATACTTTTCTAGTCCTCAACCGGTAGAAATTGCATACGATAGAATACCTAAAAATAATCTAATTCTTTCTTATGTCCATGTAATAGAGGAATCTGGAACGATAGCTAGAACAATACAGGAAAAGGAAAAATTAGACACCTGGGCGGATCTTTTAGGAATAGAAAGACCCCCGATTATTTTTCAAGGAAATCTAGAAGAAGACCAGAAAAATAAAATTCTAGATTTTTTAAGAACTCCTTTTAACGAATTAATAGAGGAATTTAAAACTAAGAGTTTCGTTAGATTCATAATAGGTGTTTTAAATCCAGAATTAAAGAAAACAGCTCTAAATGAAGATTTGGATAAAGCTATAGAAGGAATAGTTTTTAGATTCGGAGACCCTTCAGGGGGAGATCCTATTCTTTCTAAAATGGTAGATCCTTTATTTACCGAAATAGCAAAATCGAAAGCTCAAAAGAGAAAAGAAGAAAAACCCAGCGATTTCCTTGGGATAACTCTAATAGATGTAATGAATTTTATCTTGGAAAGAGGAGTAGATTCTTTCGAATGTAAAGGAGACACTAACGATGAAAGATACGTTTCTTTTATATCTTCTGTTTTTGTAGATTTCCTCCAGGAATATTATGATATGTACAAAGGAGCAGATTTCCAAGAGCCAGAATATCTCAAAAAAGATGAATTTAGAGTAAATAAAAAATTTATAAAAAATAAGGAAGTTATAAATTATATAGATGAAGACGAATCTTTTGAATCTCTTTTTAAGCTTATTTTAAATTCATTTAGAAAAATAAAAAAGAGAGCAGGGGGTCTAATAAATCAAGGAGCATTAGAACAATTCAATCTTCTGATACAGGAAATACAGAAAAAGGTGGAAAGTATAAAAGAATCTTTTGTTTTTGAATCGGACCTTCCTACATTTTTAGATTTTAAAAGAAAGAATTCTGATAAGAATAAAATAAATTATGTTACCGAAGAAACAGAAGGTGAAAAAGAAGAAGATCCTTTTTATTCTTATAATGAATTTATATCTGCTTTAGAAACTATAGATGATTCCGAAATTTCCAAAAAAGAATTAAAAGAAGACCAGGGGGATCCAGAAAAAAAATTAGAAGATGTAAATGTTCTAATTGGAAGATTTCAGCCATTTCACAATGGACACTTAAAAATGGCAAAAGTCATGAAAGAGGAAAACGGTCTTCCTTGTATGGTTGCGGTTGTTCACCCGGGACACAACACATCCGGGAAATCCCCTTTCGATGAAAATTTGGTTAAAAAATATATGGAATCTGTAGTAAGGGAAAACCCAGATCTAATATGCGGATTTTTTATAGTAGGAAAAGGTCTTCTCGGGGTAATTTACGGAACTTGTAAATCTCATGGATTTAACATTAAAAGGATAGGAGCCGGGGAAGACAGAATGTTAGATTATAAAAAACAGATAGATTATCTAAAGAAAAATGGTTCAGATTTTCCTAAAGATATCGAACTAATAAAAACCCCTAGATCCACTAGTGCTACTGAGGTAAGAGAAAAAATAAAAAATGAAGACTTTACCTCATTTAAAAAATTAGTCCCTCCTTCTATATCTTCTCTCTATAATTCTTTGGTTACTGGGATGAATTCTCATGTAAAAACCAATGAATCGTTGGAAAGTGAATAGATATATAGAATATGAAAAAAATAAAGAGATTTAATCAATTCATAAACGAATCTTTTTTTGGGAAAAGCGAAGAATTTTTATCTTCATTTGGATCTATAATTTCGGGATCCAAAACAAGTTCTGGATACCCTTCTTCTAGAGATTCAGGGACCTATTTGGACCCGGAGTCCCCAGGTACATCTCCCGGAAAGGAAGAATATTCAATTCCCAGCCAATTTTCAACTTCTCGAAACGACGAAGATCAATGTCAAAATAATGACTGCTGGACTTGGTTCGGAAAAGAGAAATTTTGGAATGGTGTAAACAAAATTAATAATAAGGCAGTTCCTAAAATTGAAATAGACAAAACACCGGATCACTTTAATATAACTTATAATGGTCCTCAGTCTGGTTTTTTACTTAAGCATAAATTCGGTGGAAAGGGGGATACTATACATCAATTACTTAATGTCTTAACTCTAGAATTAAATTCTTATCTTGAAA